ACGACGTGGTGCTCCACGTCCATGACGAGATCGTGATCGAGACAGACAGACCAGAGGAGGTCAAGACGATGCTAGAGCAGGTGATGACGACACCGCCCGACTGGGCGCAGGGGCTGCCGTTGGCAGCGAAGCCGGAAATAATGACCCGTTACGGAAAGTGAACCATGACTGACTTTATCCAATGGCTGGCCGGCCTTGCGGCCGAGGGCGAGACGGCGCTGCTGGTGCGCCAGCGTGGGCGCGGCTACATCGCGACGCTGCCGCGCGACTACCGACCGGGCGGCGCTTGGTACGGTAACACCGGGAGCTTCATCGAAGAGCGGCTGAAGGGCCGCTTCAGCTTCACGCGTGACAACATTGAGCACGTTCTGGTGCTCATGCTGGACGACATCGGCACCAAGGTGACGAAGCAGCCGCCCCTGCCGCCGACTTGGCGCATGGAGACCTCGCCCGGTAATGAGCAGTGGGGCTACGCTTTCCGGTTCGACGACCAGCCGACCAAGGCCGAGTTCGCGGCGGCCGTGGCGGCCATGGCTGCGGCCGGCTGGACGGACGAGGGCGCCACCAACGCGGTGCGCAACTTCCGGCTACCCGGCTCGGTCAACCTGAAGCCCGGCCGCGATGGGTTCGAGTCGCGCTTGGTCGAGTTCGACCCTTCTCGCGAGTACTCGCTCGCCGAGGTCTGCGCGGCGCTGGGCGTGGTGCCGGGCGCCCCGTCTGCTGACGTGGTCAGCACGATCGTCGACGACGGCGCCGACGACGAGGTGCTGGGCTGGCTGGCCGCGAAGGGCTGGCTGCTCGAGCGGCCGAACAGTGCCGGCTGGGCGGGCATCGTCTGCCCGAACGCGGATGAGCACTCGAACGATGACCCCGAGGGCCGCTACTTCCCCGCGTCGCGCGCGTTCAAGTGCCTGCACGGCCATTGTGGCGCGTGGGACAGTGTGCGCTTCCTTGAGTGGGTCGCGGAGCAGGGCGGGCCGAAGGTCGGCTACGGACTGCGCGATGAGCTTGTGCAGGCGCAGATGGCGGCGGCGCTTGAGCGTGTCGCGCCGACCGAGGCTTACCCTGACGACGCGGCGGCGGTGGTCGCCGAGGCCGACCGGCGCGAAGCCGGGCGGGTCGAGAAGGTTGGCTGGTTCAAGCGGTTCGCGTACCTGCACGCGGATGACGGCTACTTTGACCTGGTGGAGCGTAAGGAGTACAGCCGGGCGAACTTCAATGCGATATTCCGGCACGTCGATTGTCGATCGATCCATGCGACCGGCGGCAAGCCGCGCCGGATCGAGGCGTCGGTGTCGTTTGACGAGCACCGGCAGGCGATGGGCGCGCGGGTGTTGCAGGGCGTCACCTACGCGGCCGGCGACGGCGTGCTCGTGTCGAGGGCCGGGGACGTGTACGCGAACCTCTGGCGGGACGGCCGGCCGGCCGGGTCGAGCGGGGACGTGTCGGCCTGGCTCGCGCACGCGGAGCGGATGATCCCCGACGCGGTCGAGCGTGAGCACGTCCTCGATTGGATGGCGTTCAAGGTTCAACACCCGGCCGTCAAAATTAACCACGGCGTTCTGCATGGCGGCATTCCGGGCAGCGGCAAAGATACGCTCTGGGCGCCCTTCCTATATGCGATCGGCGGCGCCGGTAAGGCGAACGTTGCGATCGTAAAAAACGAGGAGTTGACCAGTCAGTGGGGTTACGCGTTGATGTCTGAGGTGATGGTCATTAACGAGCTGCGGCAGGTCGAGGCGGCCGACCGGCGCGCGCTCGAGAACAGGCTCAAGCCGATGTTGGCGGCGCCCCCTGAGACGTTGAGCGTGAACCGCAAGGGGCTGCACCCGGTCGATATCCTGAACCGGCTAGCCGTGATCGCGTTCAGCAATGAGCGGGTGCCGATTGTGCTAACCGGCGATGATCGGCGTTGGTTCGTCGTATGGTCTGACGCGGAGCGGATGGCCGACCGTGACGCGACGCGGCTTTGGGACTGGTACCGGGACCGTGGCGGCTTTGACGCGATCGCGGGCTACTTGCGCGCGCGTGACGTCTCGCGGTTCTCACCTGGCGCGGCGCCGATGACGACGGAGGCCAAGGCCATCATGACGCAGGCGGCGCTGTCGCCCGTCGAGTCGACCCTGATCGAGATGATGACGGAGCGGCGGGGCGAGTTCGCGCTGGGCGCTGCGCAGGGGCCGTGGCCGCAGCTTTGCGACCGACTGGCGGGGCACATGCCCGTCGGCGCGCGCTGTTCCGTCTGGGCGCTGTTCCGCGCGTTCAGGGATGCGGGCTGGCTCGATCTCGGCCGCGTGAAGACTGTCGAGCATCAAACTAAAGCGCACGTCATGTGCGCGCCCGACGTCTGGGAGCGGCTAGGGGAGAATCGGTCCGAAGTGCGGCGACTGTGCGAGAGGGCGAAGGCGGGCGCCGGCGGCGCGGCGCTGCGTGCGGTGTAATGAGAGACGGCCCCGAGAGGGGCCGTCGAGCCGGCCGCACTAGCAGCCGGCGGGGTGGAAAGAAAACGCCCGCCTGGTGGCGGGCGAACAGTGCAAGGGCCACTGAGGAGGAGAGACCAAGAGCACTACAAGCGCAGTATAACCGCGATGACGGCCGCCAACAATGCGAACAGGGCGGCCGTTATCATTTTTGGATCTCGAATTTCAGGGATTCGAGGGCGATCCTGATCGCGATGCGCGCGTCGAGGATTGTCGAATAGTCTAGGGGCGGCTGCGGGGCGCTGGGCGGGATGGACTTGGTCCAGTCCAAAACCGCGAGGGCCGTCCCAAGTGTGCGGGCGTCGATTGTTGGCATGGTTAATCCAATTCCGGCCGGTCGGCCGCGGTGAGGTTAACGATTAGCACGGCGGCCGGCAGGCCGTCGGCGCCCCAGTTGACGCGCGCGATGCGGCCGTCGATCGATTCGATCGTGCCAACGGCAAACGGTATCGGGCCGGTGAACAGCCCAACGGCGCGCAACCAGCGCGCCGCAAACTTGACGCGATCGCCGGGCTTCATCGCGCGGCCCCCGTCTCGGTCAGGGTTACCCAATCAGTCTCGGGGATATCCCACTCCACCCCCGTGACCGTGTTCCGTAAGAACACCCAATGTCCGTGCTCGGCGTACATTTCCTCGAGCGCGGCCGCGCTCATGGCTTCGGCGATGATCTCGCCAGTGAGTTTAGATACAGCTTGGAAGTTGAATGCGTTCATGGTCAGTTCCCTTTTGCAAGTTTGCGGGCGCCGAAGCCCGCGATGATGAGGCCGATAATGGCCTGGATGATGATGTGCGCCAGTGGCGCGTCATGGGGCGCCTCGACGGCGCCCATCGCAATGATGATGCCGAGACAGAAGCGGATCATTGCACGTCCCCTTTATCGAGCAAAATTTTTTTCAAAAAGGGAACAGCCAAACCCGTCAGGCTGGACAACTCCCTCAGCGTCATATTCGGGTTGTTATCGTAAATCCGTTTAATGTCTTCGAGCGTTAACCCGTTCAAACTACGCTTCAATGTGTAGGCCATGGTCTTACTCTCCGAATTTAGCGGCGATGTCCGGGCGCTGCGCCGTGAGCCAACGAGCAAACTTAGCCGTTTGCGCAGCTTTAGCGTACGAGTGCGGCCAAGCGCGCGACGGCGCGCGAAGCCCCTCAAAGTACTCTGCGATTTCTTCGCACGGGTACCAGCGATTGGCGCTGTCGGTCTTGCCGAGTCGGCGCATGTCAGTCCAAGTGAGTGTCTTCATGTCGTCTTCCTCTGTTTCAAAGTTTGTAGTGTATCAGATAGTGCAGCATCCGCAGCAAGGCGCGTCCTCACAACGGCCGTTGATGTTGCGGTAGAACGTGGCGCCGCTCGAAAACGTGAACGTGTCGGACACTGGCGCCGCGGCGCCGCTCGAGCTGCGGGACAGCAAAACCGCGCGGCCGCGGCCGTGGAAGAGGATCCGGTCGCCTGGTCGGATCGGCCGGCCGGTCCGGTAGCACACACCGGGGAAGCGTGCCGTCATTTCTTTTGCCATGATTGATGCTCCGAGAGTAGGCGCGCGGCCGAGTGTGTCGGCCGCGCAGTGGGGTTAAAAGTACTTGGCGCCGTTGCCGTGCACGACAATAGCGACGGATGCTTGACCCGGCCGGGTCGACCCGTCGCACGCGCCGCAGTCGATACACTGGCGCCGATTACCACCTTCCGGACTTGCTGGGCAGGCAAACTCGCGCGGCGCAAGCGGCGCGCCTTCGCGAATGACCGTGAACGTCCTCCACCCCTTGGCGCGCGCGATATCGCGATCGCGTGCCGAGTCGGCCGAGGCCATGACGATAGGCGCCAAGTCGGCCGCCATAGGTTTACGCCATTGATGGGTATAGCCGGTGTGACCTTGGGCGTCAGCTAGCAGGGCGATCCAGACGTGCGCGGGTATCGCGGCCGGATCGCCATACGCGCCGAGTCTGACCATCCGGTCCGCGAGTATCGGCGCGCCGTCCACGGGTTCAAGGACGGGATAGGATCCGCGCGCGAACGCACCGAAGACAGACTGAACAGACTTGCCGACGTCCACATAGCACGTGCGCACGCGGCGCGATGTGAACCGGCCGGTTTTGCGATCGCGCTCGCGGATGGTTTTGGGGCGATGCGGACAAGTACCGCAAATACTGACGTCGGCGCCCGTCGCAAGCGCCGTCAGGGGCGTCATGTCAGACCTAAGAATGTAAGTTTGGACCATATCGCCCGTTTTCTGGTTGTCGCTGTGCAGGGTAGCGATACCGACAATGGGTTGACCGTCGATCTGCGACGGGCCGCGGTAGAAGATGAATCCACGCATTTTAGATTGCCCCCATATAGCCGTTGTGACGAAGGTATTGACGGCGCGCGCCCAAGTGACGGATCCGCGCCGCATACCGCAATTGATCTGCCCACTCGGGATGATCCGACTCGATCGCGCGCGCGGTTGCTAGCAGCGACCGCCGGGATGCTGAAGTAAGGTATTGCATGATGTGATCCTGATCAGATGATGGACAGTTGAGCGGCACGAGGCGCGTCGATCGCACGCAAGAAAGCAGCGAGTGCGTGGACGTCGATACCCTCATACTGAGCGACGTCTGCGCACGCGTCGATCGCGCGAGACTGACACTCGGTGACGCGATATGTGTAGTGCTGGATGATGCGGGGGTGATACATGAGAGTCTCTCCGGGTTGATGGCGCGCCCGTAGGCGCGCCGTGAGGGGTTAGAGTGTGTCGACTTCGATCGCGAAACCGAACGGCGCAGCGAGACCGCGCGCGTACGCCATCGCCATGTCGAAATAATCGGCACCATACTGTTCAGCCGTGTATGAGCGATGCGCATAGTCGGCGCCCACGTCGTCGTCGACGTGGACGTAGACAATCGCTTGCTGATCGGCGGGTGCGTGAGTGACAGATACGAAGTCCATGTTGTGTGCTCCAAAGTGTGTTGCGATGTGTGAACGATATCAGACAATCGACGAGCGTGCAAATTGTTTGTTGCGCGTGTGATGGGCGTGCCCATAACGCCCATTCGCACGCTCTGCTAATGGGCGTGCCCATCCTGCCCATCGCTAAGGGATAGCCGGCGGGCACGGGTACGGGGCAGCCCGATGCACGCGCGTCGCCCTGCTATAGGGTTAGATGGGTAACATCTATCTATCAATCTTTAGACTTCTAAATGTGATGTTATAACGTAACATATGTATGTATGGCAGCGATTTTTTCTGCCGGGATATTTAGCCCATATGACCCCACGCGCGCCCCCCGCGCCGCGTGCCCCGTGCCCCCTCACCGCGTGCCGTCAACCCTTCATGGGCGTGCCCATCATGCCCATGCCAATCATGGGCGTAATGGGCAGTCCCGCTCGAGTACCCATATGACCCATGACGTACAGGCGCGCGCCTGCCTGTATGTGTATGGCAGCGACTGTTCGGGGCACGCCCATCGTGCCCATGGCCGCGCGTCCTGGGCGCAATAGGTTCCAGCTATCTGGCGAGAGGATCCGATAGTCGATAGCGTGCGCCTATCGATTCGGCCAGGCCGATAGGCGCGATGCGCTGCAGCTCGAGGCCACGCGGCAGCCAGCCACGACGCCCCCCGGGTAGGGCCGGCCGGCCGACGGGTCAAAAACGGAGGGGTCGCAAACATTTTTTATTTTTTGCAAACCCAAAACGCTCACCGCTACACAATCGCGGCGCCACCTGCTACACTCGCACCATGTTTCAAACTTTGCCCTTTACTGCACGCCAACTGCAAGCGACCGAGGCGCGTTTGCAGGCGATTTATGACGCTGCCAAGCTTGGCTTGCGTGGAGACAATTTGGCACTTGCTGCGGGTCTATTGCCGGTCGAGTATCGGCGGTTGTGCGAGATGGACCCGTTGGCGCAGTTGGCCGAGCAAAAGGGGCGTGCCGACGCCGAGAAAGAACTCAGCACGACCTTGTACGCAGCGGCTGCCGCTGGCGACGCCAAAGTCGCCTTGGACATCCTGAAGCACAAGCACGACTGGGTCGCCAAGCAGCAGGTGCAGATCGACGTCAGTCAGCAGATCAGCGTAATATCCGCGCTAGAGGCGGCCGAGCGCCGCGTCATCGACATGGGGGCCATAGATGCAGCAGCCCAAGTATTCGGCACAGGAGGAAGAACTCCTGATGTCGCGCCTTTGGTCGCCCAAGATCAAGAACGATCCTGAAGCGTTTGTCTTACTGGCCTTCCCATGGGGCCAGCCCAACACGCCGCTTGCGCACCACAAAGGCCCGCGTCAGTGGCAGCGCCGCCTGCTGAGAAAGATCGCTGAGCACATCCGCAACAACAACGACGCCGCTGCCTACAAGGTGTTCCGGAGCGCGGTCGCCTCCGGTCGCGGTATCGGGAAGTCGGCCCTTGTCAGTTGGCTCGTGCTGTGGATGCTGACAACGCGCATCGGCGCCACCACCATCGTGTCGGCCAACAGCGAGGCGCAGCTCCGCTCGATCACCTGGTCGGAGATCACCAAGTGGCTGGCGCTCCTCATCAACAGCCACTGGTTCGAGATCAGCGCAACGCGCGTCAGCCCGGCCAAGTGGCTGGCTGAGATCGTGGAGCGCGACCTGAAGAAAGGCACTCGGTTCTGGTCGATCGAGGGGCGCCTCTGGTCGGAAGAGAACCCGGACGCCTACGCCGGTCTGCACAACGTGGATGGGGTGTTCTTGGTGTTCGACGAGGCGTCAGGCATTCCGGACTCGATCTGGGACGTGGCCCAAGGCTTCTTCACAGAGAACACGCCAAACCGCTTCTGGATGGCGTTCAGCAACCCCCGGCGCAACCAAGGCTATTTCTTCGAGTGCTTCCACTCCAAGCGGGAGTTCTGGCATTCGGAGCACATCGACGCCCGTGACGTCGAGGACACGGACAAGGCGATCTACGAGCAGATCATCGCGGAGTACGGTAGCGACAGCCCGCAAGCCCGCATCGAGGTGTATGGTGAGTTCCCGAGCGCGGGCGACGACCAGTTCATCCCGCCGCAACTGGTGAATGAGGCCGCTGCCCGGCCCCGGTACAAGGACGCGGACGCGCCGATCGTGATCGGGATCGACCCGGCGCGGTCGGGCGCCGACAGCACCGTGATCGTGGTGCGCCAAGGGCGCGACCTGCTGCACATCAAGCGGTACCGGGGCGACGACACCATGACGACGGTCGGGCACGTCATCGACGCCATCGAGGAGTACAGGCCGACGCTGACGGTCATCG